GATGAAGATGCGCGTTGCTCGTTCGCGCCGTACTCTGCGTCTTTGGAATATGCTCGATACAAAATCCAATCAGTGATCGGGCTTAGGTATATGTCATCCAGTTTAATAACTTCAGTGTTGCTACCATCGGGGTCTAAATCTGACTCAGACAGTGCGTGAGAACCCGGAGCATCCGCGTAAATAACCTCTAGCTCTGCTGTGTTTGTAGCAGGCGGGTAGACGTAAAACTGTTTTGGGTGGCGCGGATCGTACGTGTAGTGCTGAATATTTGCTGACTCAGCCTCTGAGTGCCAGCTGGGGCGCTGATCGTCCAAAACGCTGCGAGCAACCACACGAACAACTTTTTTGTTGGAGCTACTTAAAACGTTTCGACTAATGTCGAGAAGGCGGAGTGCAGAAGGAAAACCACCGCTGGTTGCGGTCAAGTCCTGCTTAGTACCGGCCACGCAAGTAAACGTAGCGCACACAGCATTCGCGTCAGGCCGCATTAAGACGATGCTCAGATACGACTCATTAAGCCACTTCTGAAGCTCGACACGCGGCCAACGGATATTACTATCCTGTAAGATCGCTTCGACGCGGGAAATAACGTCGATTACTTTTATGGTAGCCATCACTAACCCCCTTGTGGTTGTGAGAGGGGGATCGCGCCCCCTCCCGTTAGGTCAGTGATTAGCTGGCTGCGCCGACTAAGGCTGTCACAAGCGCATCGTCTTTAACAACTTTTCGACCATAAACGGCTAGGCCGCGTACTTTATCGCCGAAGTCGTCTTGGTTACGAAGCTCTTCTACTTTGTTAATCTGCGAAGCAAACGAACAAGCGTGACCTGTACCAGCAACCATCATGCGGCGAGCTTTAGCGTTAGACACTGAAGCGCCGCCACTTGTAGCAGCAAGACCGGACACGAGCGCTTTACCCGCTTGGCCTTTTGGCAACAAGTTGGACACATACACAGTGAAGCGGTCCAACATACCGATTTTGCCGGTACGGATGGTGCTTGACTGATCGCCGGTGAAGTAGGCTTGTGCGATGTCTGTTTGCATCAGCAACTGACGATCACGTGGAGAGATGACTAACCAACGGCCATCTTCCGGTACGTTTTGCTCGTCGAGAGCTGAAGACATCTGCAAGATTGTGTTTAAGACGTTCGCAGGCGTTGCTTGGTCAACCGGAGCAACATCTGTACCCAAGTTGTAAGCGCCCGAAATCGCACCAGCTGTAGCACCTTTGTTTGACGCGTTCGCGCCTGTGGTTACAAACCAGTTAAAGAAACACTCTTCTTCAATTTTAATTTTTAACTGTTTCGCAGCATCGTCAGTGAACATGTTCATTAAGTCCATGTCCGCTTGGTGCGCGAGAACATCGTTGACCTGTACGCTGAAGTATTTTGCTTTGTCGATCTGCATGTCTTGGTAGATCGGTGTAGGAACTTCAGAAGTCAGTGTAGTACCAGCGCCAGCGTAATCGTTGATTGTGATCGACGGTGCTGTGCGGATACGAATTGTATCGCCTTGGTTAGCGATTTCGCCTTCCCAGTCAGTGTTACTGACTTCAGCGAGCATTGTGTTGGCGTAGAACTTAGCGTTCAGCTTGTTCGACCAAAGTTGAGGAATAAAACCACCTGAGTAAGATGGGGTTGTGTCAAAGGCTCCAGAGCCTACAACGGGAAATACAGCAGCCATTTTGGCCTCCTATTGAGTTTGTGTTTATCCCAACAGCTGCTTACATGTTAACACGTTCAAGCGCGAACGCGACCTTCCAAGTATGCGGCAGTTAGGACTGCTTCAAGTTTCGCGGCCTCATCGACCTGCCCCCGAGTGTTCAAAATGCGTATCTTGTCCCAGCCCGCCTGCAATTCTTTTGCATTGAAGACTTTCTGGTCCTGACCCGCACTCTGCGTCCTCGTAGAGTTAGCAGAACGGCTCGGCGTGACCTGTTTCTCAAGTTCGGCTTGGCGTTTGTCCCGTGGCGCTACCTCAGTGGGAGTTATGCTTTGCTTCCACAAACCCACATAGTGAGCTACTGCTTCCGCATCGCCTTCCCTAAAGGCAACGGCGGCTTGATCGCGGCGTGGTCCTCTCAGCATGGGATCATGCTCATTTAACCACTCAATCCATCGTTCATCCTTGTCGACCTCGGCAAAATCAGGAACCAGCTGCGCCAGTTTTTGACTAAAACCTACTTCTCCAATTTGATTACCTGTCTGCTGGAGTTTATCTTCCAGTTTCTTGATAACCGCCTCTTGCTGCTCAAAACGATCCTCGTATCCTTGAGAGACCTCTTTTGCAACTCGACGCTGAACTTCGATCAATTCTTCACCAAATTCGGCTCGATCTTCATCAGTCACATAACTGACTTTCTCCTTCGACTTTGTCGGTTCGACTTTAAGCGCTTTTAACTCCGCTTGGAGTTGCTTTGTTACCTCGGTCATTTCTTTCACCTGTTGGTGCAACCGTGGCACTTCAGCGTCGTACTTGCCCGTAAGGGTTTTGTACTTTTGCTTAAAAGTCTCTTCCTCTACGTCCGTCGGTGACGTGTCAGTCGGCGTTACTTCAACCGGTTCCACCGCTTGTTTTGTCTCAGAGGTTACTTCCGCCTCGGTATCCAGTGCATCGTCGGGCTGTTCAGCCTTCGGTTCTCTCTGGGCTTGTAGCGTTTTCTCTATCTCTTCAATTTCAGCAAGCTGAGCTTGTACCTGTTTTGGCAATGCCATTCGTTTCTCCTAAAGCACCAACTCTGTTTCGCAGCGCCCGTAGGTAAGCTGCTCCCGTATATGGTGTGCCTATCGTTTGCTCCTAAAAGCGTTTATCCGCCTTGGGCGCTTCTTCAACCGCCTTCAGCAGGTCTTCAAATGCTTCAGCTCGGCCCTGCAAACGGTGGATTTGTACCATATCGCTTGCGTGCATCAGCTTCTGCTTGGCCCCCTCTAGTTCGGAAACCAACAACCTAAGTAGTGCTTCATTCCCCGGCTCTCTGAATCTTATCAGAGCATACACCGCTTGGCTTTCGGCATTATTTAAGTCGATCATACTGCTAGAATACCTTAGATGTGTTTACATGTCAACAAATACACAAATCAACGTCCATTTGGTCTCTGAGCCATGTAATTGTCCTGACGACCACCCTGCTCGGTGCCGTCTTCTTGTAAGTTCGCGGCCTCTTGAGCAGCCATCTGCTGCTGCATCATTTGCTGCTGTTGTTGTTGAGCTAGAGCTTGTTGTTTCGCCACATCTTCGCGCGAAGGCACCAGCCTATCAATGTTGGTATTAAGGTTGCCCGCCAGATCGCGGAGTAGTTCAGCCGTACCCGGTAATCCAACAATCTGCTGTGCAACCGGACTTTCCAGTACAAGACGAAGGAACTCAGTCTTACGGACGCTTTCAGCTTCTTTAACGACCAGCGACATCGCGCCTCGTGCCATAATTTGTACATCACCAATTAAATCCGGGTCTTCGGAGTAACGCAAATTTCTCTGGTACTGACGCTCAAGCATTGGCGTAAGCACATCGAAGTCGACATTACTGATTACTTGTTTGATACTCTTACCTGCGTTCGACATAAGCATAGACAGCCCAGAAGACGTACGCCCCGCGCCCGGAACGTGTTGGCCGGTCATATAACGAGGTATGCCTGACACTTCGTCCGCGATAGCCATAAAGCGGTCGAACACACCCATCAACTCCGCAGCGTTAGAATTGGGTTGGAAAAAACTCATAGGGGGTGATGCGTCGCCGTACTCAGACTGCTTAAACTGCCAAATCTTCCACGGATACATCTGAGTGATGTCTTCTCCGCTTGGAAGACGGCTGATATTAACGCCGACCTGTGGACCGGATGAGATGCCCATATTGTTAGCTAACGCGCGAGCGGCAGCGTTACACATATTCTGAGCGTCCATACAAAGATCGGCGACTCCGTTACCATCTATTCTGCCCGGTATTTTTTCGAATGAGGTAAGGTAGTACGGTTTTCGACCCAACGGGTCGTAGTTTAGAACGGCTTTAATTACGACGTTGTCGACCATCCAAACTTCACAGGGGTACGACTTTTGAGCGTCTTCGATCTCGCTCTCTTCCATCCCCCAATCAAGTAGAACATCGCCGGGAATTGTATCCCATAGCTGGATCGCAGCTATGACGTCGTTGTTAGCGTCGTCAAAATCTTTGTTACCGAGGTCTTCAATATCGCTGTCGTCGTGCTCAAGCCAGTCGAAGCCGCCCGCTCCGAAGTCTGTCAAGATAGACCGAACAGCATCTTGGTCATACCCATCGACCCCGAGCATCGCTTCTACGTCGCCCCGCGTCAGGTGGTGTAGCTCTATAACGGCGACGCTTTGTATGTCATCGCCCCATGGAGACCAATAAAACTTATACGGGTCGACCCGCTCCCACTCGTCGCGCAAGACGTCAACGGCAGCGAGACCGCCTTGAACGTACTTCATCGTTTTGCGCTTTCGGGGTGTCGGTCCTCGCATCACAGCGTATGGGAAGGTCGCGATGTCGTTTGTAAATTCAAACAGCGCTTTGGTGTACCCGCCCTCGACAAGCTGGTCCTCCATTTTCTTTTCCATGCGCTCAACGCGTTTATCCGCCTCGTGCTTGAGCGCACGCATCGCGGTATCTTTCATCCCGGCGGCAAGCTGCTTTAACTCGCTTGGGTTAGGAGGTGGACCCCCCTCAACGTAATACTGCTGCAAGTTCATCTGCAAAATCTGCTGCATGTTCTGCTGCACATCCGGTGGAACTTCTGGGATAGGTGTCGCGCTAATCGACCAAGGCTTATCTGCGCCCTGCCCTAGCAACGTGTCCCGCAGCCATGCCGTCGCTGTACGACATTTGGCGCTGACGATGCCCATGAAAATTTCTGAGCCGCCCTGCTCTTGGATTTCGGCAACCTTAGAAGGCTCGTACTCCATGTTACGAGCGCGAACGCAGGCCGTTAACCGCCCTTCAATGTTCTGCCTGTGGTGGTCACGCATGACTTCCCACCGCTTACGCGTGTGGGACGCAAGACCTTGTATCATTGGAGTCATCTGCTTTTGCGCAGATGCTCGCTTGGCAGCTTCCTCTAAATCAGAGGCACTCGCTGCTGGTATAAGCGCCATAGCCATTCATAAATCTCACATGTGCGATTTACTGACTACAGTAGCACCTATGTGTTTACAGGTCAACAGATTACGTCCAGCCGCGAGAAGAGACCTTCACGACCTCCCTCCGCTCGTCCTGCATAGAACTTCCTCCGAACAACTCACCGCCGTCGGCGTGGAGGCACATATACTGGAACGCGTCAGCAATATCGGACCACGGGTGCGACTTCTCAGGCTTCTCGTCCCGCGCACCTTTCGTGTTTATCTTGTACCGATACTTACCCGCCAGTGCCTGTATCAGGGACAACGCGCCCACAGGATCAAGGACCACTCCGTACTTCCCGTCGACGACGCGCGTCATAAATTTATCGACCGCAGCGATACGAGCAGCAACTGAGTTAGTCTTTGCTGGCTTAACCATGAAGCCTTCGTTACGCCATATGTCCGCAACCGTTCGCTCGTCCGTCTGCACCCGCTGAAATGCCGCTGGGTCTATAATAACAACGCTTCTTTTGCCGGGGTACTTGTTAACCAGCAGTGGTTTTATCACCTCCTGCACGAACCTCAACGCCCCCATACCGTCAGATATTAAACTGTCGTACACAACAAGACGTCCGTCGTAGGCGACCTGCCCTATCACCGCTGCGGGCGTCAGCCCTGCGTCCACACCGATTATTAGTGGGTTGTCGG